TCGCTCCGAACGTCGCCGCAGTTAGTCCCTCAATGTTATTTACCGGGACGGCTGGTGTGCCGCTGTAAATCTCGTTGCCGCTGCTGCCTGCGATTTCCGCCTCAAGATAAAGCACCCCGGCCTCTGCGTCCTCTGCCAGTCTGAAATACTGTCCGTCGGTATAAAATCTCTCGCCAAGCTGCGGCGTAACGCCCTCAAACTCAACGTAGTATTTCGCTTTCGTCGCTGCCAGTCTTACAATGCCGTATTCTCCGGCTTTTGTGTCCAGTGCGTCCCCTGTGGCTGTCGTTATGCTCGTAAGCTCCAAAACGAGGTCAAGGTCTGTGTAGAGTTTTGCAACCTTTATCAAAATACCCGAAACTGCGTCGTAAAATATACTGCCCGGTCGGGTGTCAATCCCCTCCGGCGCATTGTTCAAAACGTCCTCCAAAAGCAGCTCGTATGTGTAATCTTGAAACACTCTAAATCACCTCCTCAATCTCTGTTTGTCCAAATATCGTGTCCGCTCTGAAAAAGACATGAGCCTTGTCCTCCTCAAAGGTAAATTGAAAGTCGTACACTGATAATATCCTTGTGTCCGGGCGCAATGCGTCCCTTATGAAGCCCTCTGTTACTGCCTCTATATAGTCCGGGCTTGCGTCCTTTGTTATGATTGCCTCCTCTATCTCACTTCCGTACTGGTTGTCGTAAATGAGGCATTTGAAACGTGGTGTAATAATGGCTTTTCTGATAGCTTGATTTACTGCTGTCAGCCCGTCCACCTTACCCACAATCCTCCCTTTGTCAAGGTCGAGGCGATAGGTCAAAGACGGCTGCTCCTCCGCCTCCGTTACCGTGTCAATCGGGATAGGAATATAAACGTCTGCCATATCAGCTTATCCTATCCAGCACATAATACTGTTTGCCTTTGTTGAATGCGAGGACGTGTACCCTCTCCCCAACTTTCAACGCATTATGCACCGTAATAGTCTTGCGCCCCTTTATGGCGTGTTTGTGGCTCTGAAATGCAGCGTCGCCGCTTCCGCCGCTTGTGTTTTCTGTCGCCCAGTCTACCGTTACCTCGGTAGTGTAGTCTGTCAAATGTCTCGGAATATAGGTTATGTTCGGCCCGATTGTGAGCTTTTCGTCATTCACAATCTGTATTTTGATAGGGCTTGCTGATTTGACAATGCCCTGCAAAACCTCTGCGCCGCCTCCTGCCATTCCTTGAAATAGCCCTTTGAGGCTCGTCTGTCCGCTTGCCTCTCCTGCCATATCCGCACCTCCTAACTAAATGTGCCGTCGTCTACCCAGCCGTACACTCTTGAGCTGCTGTCCGTATGTATAAGGTGGTACGGGTGCTTTGCTCCCTTTGCAATGAGCGTAATCTTTGCTGGGCCTGCGTTGCATTTTGACCCGGTCGGATTGCTCGCCGTGCTGCTTACATAGTGATAGCCTCCGTTGAATTGAACAACGTCGCCAACCTTATACTCTTTAGCTGCGTTCTCTCCTGTGCTGCTCTTGCCCTCTTTTGAAAGGTCGTTCGCATAGTTGAGTTTCAGCGACATAATGTGCTTATTGTCTTTGAATGTGTGCGTATCGCTGTCTACATAAAACGTCCGGGATAGCCCCAATTCCGGGATAATAATATATACCCCGATACCCGAAATCACTTCGGGTATTCCTATCGCCTCAATATCCAGCGTCCGCTCCGGCGTACTCTTTTCGTCGAGTATGCTTGCAATGAGGTCGTTTATCTGCGCCGTGGTTAAACTCTCGTCCGGGCGATTGATTTCTTGAAATACGCCAATTTTGCCCTCAAGGGCTGCGTTAGCTTTTTCTGCAATCGTCGTCCCCTCTTTCGATACCATTTTTACACGGGTCTTAATGTCCTCAATGCTCTTTGTGTAGGAGTATGAGGTAAGGTTTTGCCCTACCTCAATTACCCACTGTAAAATGTTCTCCCGGCGTGTCAGCAGCTTCAATTTGCCTTTTTCCGAGGCTACATAGTGTCTTATTCCAGTAGCGTCGAAATCGAGGCTCATTGCGTCGCATATAGCGTCGAATGCTGTTGTTTTGCTCTTGGTAAGCTCCGGGATTTTGTAAGAACAGTTTGCTACCTCCCCCATAGGCAGGCCGAAACGTGTGCAGCAATCCCGAAATACGTCGCTGGCTGTCTTTCCCTCGTAAGTGAAAGTGTCCTTGTTATTTGCAAGGTATATGCCGTTGTCGTAGGCCGTAAATTGCATTTTCTTCTTGCTGTTCTGCGTCTGCGCCATGATTATCCCACGGAAAAGCTCAACGCCGTTGTACTGAAATAAGCACTGGTGTCCCTGCTCTACGTCAATCTCACTCCGGGCGTGTTTGTACCCGTCGTCGTCAACAAGCGTAACGACAATAGAACGAGCCGCCGAGCCTTTTCTGCCTTTCCATTTGATTTGTTCGACGAGCTGGGTAACGTCATAGCCCTGCTCGCCTTTGATGATAATTAGGCTTATTCCGTCCGCCATTGCCTCGCCTCCTTATGCCGGGATAGTCAAAACCTGTCCGGGGTAAATCAAATTTGGGTTGCCTCCGATTACCCCTCTGTTTGCGTTGTAAATCTGCGTGTATTTCGAGCCACTTCCGAGCAACTTCTTTGCAATGTTCCAAAGACAGTCGCCACTCTTTACCGTGTAGGTCTGCGGCGTAACTGTGTTGTCTACTCGTGGCTCTGTTTTCTGCACCGTTGCAACAGCTTTCGGTATATCTACCTTTACCTGTCGCACCGTAATCTCCCTGTATTCCTTTAGGGTGATTGTGTACTGATACGTTCCGGGGTCGCCTCCTACCTCGTGGTAGTCAAAACTCGCTACCCTTGCGTATATATCCACATTGCAAGCCGTCGCAATAAAGTGTATAGGCTTCTTGCTGGCTTTCCATGTGTTGATTTTTTCAATGAGCGTCAGTGGCTTCGTAATGCTGTCAACCTGCAGCCCCGGAAACTTCGTCGCCGGGAAAAAGCTCGAAAAGCTAAATTGCAGGGCTGGGCGGCTCTGCATGATGATGATTTCCCCCAGCCCTGTCACGTTCACGCTTTCGTCGTTGCTGCCGTTTTTTACTTGGAACAACTCCGGCAGGACGGGGAGCTGTATCTTCTCTTTTTCCGCATTGTAGGTAAGCCACATTTGGTAATTAGAACTCATAAGACAACTCTCCCTCCTCGTAAATTTCGCTCTGAATAATGCTCATAAGAACTGGCTTCAAGTGTTCGTACAGCACCTCAAGAATAGTTTCCTTGTCTGCGCCTCCTGTGCCTCCCACCTCGATTGCGCCGCTTCCTGCAATCTCAAGCAGTATCTTTTTGACCTGTTCCGTGGTCTGTTCTCTGCCCTCGCTGCCGCCTGCCTGCGCAAATACTTGTAGTGGTCGTCTCTCTCCCAGTGCGTCGATAATACGGTCTGTTTCCTCTGTCGGGAATACCGTGCTGCCCTGCTGCCCGATAATCAACTCCGGCCCGTTCTCTCCGGCGATATAATATGGGTCACTATCTGTCGTACCGTTTGCGTAGGCCGCTGCCTTGCTTACGATAAGCTCACGCCCCTCCTCGCCTGCTATAAATGCGCTTTCTGCGCTGGTCGTGCCGTTTGCGTGACCGGGTACAGTAACCGCACTGCCCGTGCTTGCCGACGTGCTTAATGCTGCCGCCGTTGCTGCAGCGACTGCCTCTGCTGCGCTGACTGCCTCCGCCTGCTTTGCCTTAATGCTGGAAATATAACTATCCATAGTCGCACTCGCTTGCGCTGCTGCGTCCTCGCTCATGTTCATGTCGGTAATCATTTCCTGCATTTTTTCTCCGATTGCGTCTACGCTTTCGGTAAAGTTCGTTTCCATATCGGCAACTGCTGTTGCAAACTCGTCTTTCGAGGTCTGAACATCAGCAAAAGCCGTGTTGAAACTGTCAACAAACTCCTGCGCCTCCGTGGAAAGTCCCTCTGTAGTGCCGCCCAGTGCTTCGATATTTGAGATAAGCTCCTGCAGGTAGCCTGCACTCTCCGTGCTGCCGTCGCTCAAAGACTGGATAAGTCCGTCGTCGAGGCCATACTCTGCCGCTTTCTGCAAGTTCTCTGCGTAGGTGTCGAGGTATTCCGTTTGGCTCTGCAATGCTGCCAGCATATCGCTTACAGAGGTTTCGCACTCGGTACTCATTGTGTCAAATAGTCCAATTGTGCTGTCAATGCTGTTTCTTGCTGCCTCGTATGCAACGTCGTAGGCGTTTGCCAGCTCGGTCAATTCCTGCTGTACGTTGCCTATTACCGTATCTACTGCGTCCTCGTAAGATACCATTTCGTCCGCAGCTTCGGTTGAAGCATTTGCAATATCGCTCCACTCCTGCTCAAGCTCTGCAATGCGAGCCGTTGTTTCATCAAGAGCAGTCTGCAATTCCTCCTGCTTTGTGGCGGCTGTATCAAACGCCTCCTCTGCTGCTGACATTTCTTTGTATTCGTTACTGAAATAAGCCGAAAGCCCAGCCATTCCCGTAGTGTCATACCTTGTAACCATAGTAAGGTAATCGAGGTATTCATCTGTCGCCTGCGCAGCCCATTCCTCTGCCGCTGCAACCTCCTCTGTTACCTCTGCGAGTTTCGCTTCCTCCTCTGCCTGCTGGCGAATGAGTTTAACATACTCGTCGTACATGGCCTGCGTCTTTTCACGCTTTGCCTCCGCCTCTGCCATTGCTCGCAAAGACGAGAGGGCTTGGTCTTGGTTTTCTACCAAATCCTCGTAAGACAAATTCAAGCCGTCGATACTGGAATTGAGGCCGCTGATAATAGCCTCCATTTCCTGTTGTGTACTTGCTGTTTGGTCTGTTGACGAAGCCGGTTCTTCCAGTCTCGTAATGAGCGCAAGGTTTCCCAGCTCCTCGTTTTTCAGTGCCTCGGTAGTCTCGTCGCACTCCTGCATAAGCTGTTGGTGTTTCTCGATAAGAGCGTCGCACTCTGCCGCAAGCTCCTCTACCGTCTTTCCGTTCTCCTCAAGCGATTCGGAAAGTGTGTCAATCTGATATTTAAGGCTCGAAGCCTCCTCCGAAGTCTCTCCGTACTTTTTGCAAGCCTCGTCGTATTGCTCGTTAAGGTCTTGCAACTGGTAATACTGTGACCTCGTTGTTGCTGTCATTTCGAGGGTTGCGTCCTCCGTATCGTTCATCATTGCCACGAGTGCCGCTCCTGCTGCAACAATTCCCGTAATAGCAAGTGATACCCAGCCAATCGGGCCGAGTGCGGTGTTCAACGCCGTACCGAACGAAATAATTGCCGGGATTGCCGAGGACGTTGCAAATGCAACTCCGGCTATTCCAACAACCACAACGCCAAGCCCAACGCCTATTGCCGTAATCGCTTTTGTTACTTTCGGGTGTTCCTGCAGGAAATTTCCTACACCCTTAACAATGCCTGCGAGTGCTGTGGACGCTTTTGTTACTGTCGGGGAAATCGCCGTCGAAAAAGCCGTCTGTACCGAGTTTCCTGCTTCTTTCCAGCTATCCCCCATTGATTTTGCGTCCTCCGAAACAACCGCCAATGCGTCGTGCATTTCAATCGTTCCGCCCTCAATATTTGCAAGTACCGGGAGGATGCTCGCCTCCAAATCCTCGTACATAGTACCGAACAACGCAACTGCCGCTGTATTCTTTGTCATAGGGTCGTCCAGTCCGTCCAACGCTGAAACAACAGCAAAGAATGCTTCACTCGCCGTCTCGCCTCCGGCTGCAAACTTCGCCGACATTTCCTCTGCGTCCATTCCCAGCATTTCAAATGCGAGTGCGCTGGTTTCGCTGCCGTCTTTCGCTCTGATGTTGAACTCTTTAACAGCGTCACCAACCTTGTCAACAGAGAATACGCCTGCGTCTGCGCCGTCGATAAGGCTCGACATAAATTCCTCCGCCGAAAGGCCGAGGGCTGCGTAATGCGCCGAATATTCGTTTAACACGTCCAGTAAATCGCCATTCTTATCCGCCCCACTCTGCGCTCCAATCGTAATAAGGTTGTACGCCTCTTTCGCTGTAAGCCCAAAGTTTTTCATCAAAGAGCTGGCCGTCCTTGCGGACTGCGGAACTTCATAACCGAAAATATCCTCCAACACAATGCCTGCGCTGGTCGCCTGTTCAAGCTCGTCGCCTACAAGCCCGGTTGCCTTTTGTACTGCTGTCATGCCTGCCGCTACGTCGTTTAGGCTCTCTGCGTTTGAGGAGGAAAATACCTCTGTCGCACTTGCCATAAGTGCCTCAAGCTCCTCTCCAGTCGCCCCGGTTGCTCCGACTATGGTTTTCTCCGCCTCCGAAAAACTGTCCGCAAGTTCGTAGACGGCCTCTGCCGTCTCTTTTACCATAGCCGTTATGCCTGCCGCTGCCAAAGCCTGCGCAATGCCCTCTGCCGCCTCTGTGCCGGACTTCTCTGCGTCCTCCGCCTCCTCTGTTGCCTGTTCGGTTGCCCTCGCAAGCTCCTCTGTGGCTTCGTTCGCTCTGTTATTAGCCTGTGCCAATGCGTCCGCTGCGTCGCTGGCCCTTTCCGCCGCTGCTTCCAGCTCCTGCAGGTTGTCCGTCCCGGAGGTTAGCGTCCTGTCGTAGGCTTCCATAGCTTCGTTAGCCTCCTCCTGCGCTCTTTCAAGCTCATTCATAGCCTCTGCCGCCTGTTCTGCCGCCTTTGCTAAGTCTGCTTTTGTTTCCGCCGAAACGTCCTCGTTATTCGTCAAGGCTTTTACAGCCTTGTCCGCCTGCTCCATAGCGTTGCTCAATTCCTTTTGGGTGTCTGCCGTATTGTCTATCGCCTTACTTAATTCGCCAGCCGAACGCTCACACTGTTCAAGCATACGCTCCTGTTCTTCCAGTGCCTCAACTGACTTTAGCCCCATTTCTACCAATTCCTCGGTAGAGTAGACTGCTTCCAGTGCGCCCCGGTCGTAATTTCCAACTGCCGCCGTCCAATGGTCTGTCTGCTCCGCAATATCCGAAATAGAGGTTGCTACCCCGTCTATTGTCGTCGCCGTGGTGGTCGTCGTTCCTGCAATGCCCTCGAAAGCGGCGTTTACTGCTTCTCCGGCCTGCTCCCACTGGTCTACCATATTCTGACCGCTCTCTGCCAAATTGCCGAGCTTGTCGCTCATTTCATCAACCAGCTTAAACCTTGCCAATAAATCAGCCACTAAATACCGCCTCCTCCCTTAATGGTGTCATGTCTGCAAGGGTTTCTATCCTCCTCAAGCTCCGACGCTATGTAGAGCAACTGTAACCTCCGGGGCATATTATAAAAATCCTCCATACGGAGGTTATGCCTCTGCCACAGTACGCTCGCCCAATAGCCGTCGCTGCCGGGAGTGCTTACGAGTTTTTTGCGTCAGCCAAATCCTCGTCGTCGCTTACTGCTGCCACAAGCCCAAGAGCCTGCATTACAATACGGGAAACGTGCTGGTATTCGTCTGCGGAGCTGAATACCTTGAGAGGCATTTCCGTAACGTCCACACAGCCGTAGTGCTTCATCAAATCCGGGTCTTTCAAATCCGGGTACTGCAATGCTTCCACAATCATGTGACGGGCTGCTCTTGCGCTGTCCTTTTCAGTTTTCCAAACAACCTCGCCTGCAGCAATGAGCGGATTGCCCTTTTTGTCAGTCGCCATGCTGCGCTTGCGGTATGCGTCATTGATACGGTTGATTTCCTCCTGCGTGAGCTTCTTAATCTCAAACTGAATTACCTCGCCGTTTTCGTCCTTAAAGGTTTCCGGGCCGGGTGCGGTAACTACCTCCGGCTCATTGCTACGCATAAAATATTTCAAATCTTTCTTAGCCATAGTGATTTATTCTCCTTTTCATAAAATTACAGCCCCTCCCGGTTATCCGCCGTAAAGGGGCTGCGCCTGCTGCCTGTTGCTTATACAATATCCTTGCCGTTGAAGTTGAGGGTATCGTCCACAACCTCGCCGCCGCTGTCGAGGGCTGTCAAAGGCAAATCGCCAGTGAGAACGCAACCAACAACAGTAACAGTGCTGCTGCCGTGCGCTGCGTAGTAATCACTGTTTTCGTCGTTCATAATACCTTGAATAGTAAGCTCCGGCGTTGCTCCCGTCTTTTTGTACTCCTTGATTTTCTCCTCAAGCCAGTTAGTGGAACGTCTACGGGTAATCGTTCCTGTAATGTTGTAACCCAGCCAACGGCTGCTATTGCTGCGCTCGCCGAGCTGCTTTCCTGTCCATACGTCCGGCGTGAACTTGATATTGCAGTTTACGCTATCCAAGCACTCTACGCCGTCAATGAATACCTTTCCCTCACGCAGGGAAATGGGATTTTTGTTGTATTCCATATCCGCTTATCCTCCTTATCTCGTGGAAATTGTGAAGTAGAGCTTTTCTGCGCTATCCACAGGCTTCAAGCCGACATTGAAATAAGTCTCGTCGCCTTGACTTAATTCTCTGTCAACAAGGAAGTCGTTATCGTAGTCAACGTCAGTAATCGCTCCTGCGTCGTCAAACTGCTTCAAAATGGTGCGGCCAATGCCCTCCATAATGTCCCAGCCGTCACCCTCGTTGTCGTACTTGTTCGGAGGGAAGTTGAGCTGTAACGCCTCTGCAAAGGTATCGAATACTCTGATAACTCTGTTCTTGCGGTAGCTCTTGTCCTTGCCGTCCTTAAAGGTTACGAGGGAGTTAATGTCGTACTCTACAACAACTGCTCCTGCCTCGGAAACAGAGAAGAAAAACTCTCCGTTATTGATTGCTGCAACAGCCTCCTCGTGGCTCTTTGCGTCCACAACAGCCGTAGCACCCTCGTATTCAACGTAGGTATTACTCTGTGTGTTCTTTGCTGCCGCCGTAGCCGCTGCCGCCCATGCACAAGCCTCTGCGTGTGTAAGCTCCTCGCCGTCAACAACAACAGAGTTTGTTACGTTAATAACGCCCTCGTAATCGTCGCTTTCAGTGTCCGGCATAGCAACCTGTACGCCCTTGCCGATATTCTCACGCATATACTTGATTTTGGTCTTTGCTGCTGCCTGCAGGCTTGCGTCTGCGATAGGGAAACAAAGCGTATTGAACTTAACTCCCTCAATGCTGTCGAGGAATTTCGTTGCGTCTACGTTCTCCATTGCGGTATCTGTACCTCCTGTGAGGGTAACACCTGCTACCGCTGCGAGATTGCCAGTGCCGGAGAATGTGATATACTCGTTGTTCTGCGCAATAAGCTCCTCAACAGTTGTAAGGCCGGTGTATTCCGCAACCTTGCTGCCGTCAAGGTTTACAAGTACGTCGAACTTTGTTTCGTCGAGTACATTCGCAACAACAGAAAAGCTCAACGCATTTCCTCTTGTGCCTGCGTACTTTGCAACTGCTGTAATGCTCTCGCTGGTTGCCTTTGCCTCCGTGCCGCCGTTTACACGGTACACGAGGACTTTTGCAGCCTTTTTGAACGCCTCTCTGACAAGCAGCATTTGACGGTTTTTATCCTTGTCGTAAATGCTGTAACCGAGCTTCGCCCTTGCTGCGTCCGGGCTGGCGTTAGTAAGCGTAATGTATTCGCCTACCGGCCCGTAATTGTGGTTAATAAGGGGAACGATAACAGTACCCCTGCTGCTGATACCGAGTACGTCCTGCTTCCCACTCACAAAGTTAATGTAAGTGCCGGGACGGGTCTTTCCTACCAGCTTGTCGAATGTTCCACCTGCCATGTTACTTTACCTCCTTACCGCACCATGCTTTGATGTGTGCTTTCATTTCTGCGACGGTGTATTCTCCCGTCATTCCATACGTCGCTCCTGCGAAAGTGCAAGAAGAAACGCCGAAAAGCTGTCTGCAATTCGCAGCCAACTTCTCCACCGGGAACTTTGCGGCCTGCTGCACTTTTTCGGGTGCTGCCTCCGCTGCTCCGGCTGTGTTAGTACTTTTGTTAGTACCCATTGCTCTTGCCTCCTTTATTTCTCCGGGTGCTGCCCGGTTGTTATTCCGTGGCTGGGATTGCATATTGTTCCAATGCCTCCGCCATTGCCTCTGAAATAGGCTTCTCGGTGTAGGCCTCTGCCTTATCCCATAACTCCACTTCATACGTTTGCATTTTGACCGCTTCGTGTCTGTTGTACGGTCGGCGGCTCGTCCAGTCTATTGTGAGCTGGGTGGCTCCGTTATCCAGTACCTTTAGTTTCGGGTCGTTTATTCTTACGTTCCCCTCTGCCCTCTCTCCCGTTTCTGTGATGAGGGGAATTAGGTTGCGGTTTCCCTTAATCGCCGTCAATACCTCAAAAGCGAGTGCGTATGCCTGCTGCGAAGTCTTATGGAAAAACTTTATAAACCAAACGTATTCCATTTTGTACGTCGCAAAGGTTTCGCCCCCGGTTGAAATTTCCGGCGTAGGAAAATAGACCGCCGGGACATTGAAATTCTGCTGGACATTCCAGTAGTACGGCGAGGGGTTTCCTGCTCTGTCGAGCGTAAATTTGATAATGCTTGCTAATTCCTGCTCAAGCATTGCTCCACCTCCTCCGTGTTATCCGCCGAAATAGCTGTCTAACCATTCCTGCAGTTTTTTCTCCAAAAGCTCCGGGTAAATTTGATTGAGAATACGCAATGCGCTGTCCCAATAGTGTTTTCCCTCTACCCAGTGCTGCTTTAACATCATGCCGCTTTCTGCGGCTGGGTCGTAAATAAAACGGTCGCCCTGCCAGTAGCCCGGCACCCAGCGTCTTGCAACGCCTTTGGTATTTGTCCAGTGACCGTCATTCACATAACTTGCGTAGTCAAGATTTGTGCCAACTTCTAATACCAGTCCGCCCTCCTGTATTCGCCATACGTTTCCGTCGTTGCCTCTCTCGAAGCTGGCGAGTAAGAGCCTGCTGTCCATTACCTGTCGGCGTATAATCTCGTCCTGCAAAATCCTCAAGAACTCGTTTCCAAGCCCCTCCAAAAACAGCTCGAACTCCTTGCGGAACTCTCCTTTTGCTGCCTTTTCGACGCTCCCGAAAAACTCTCTAAACTCTGACATATCAATATTAACAACACTCATAATGCCTGCTGCCCTCCCACTTTCTTGATATACACGAATTTGTGGTGTCCCCTTATGTTCCGGGGCTGCTCCGCTGTGTATTCAAGCCCGGTTTCGCAATCAACAATTTTGTCGTTGAGGCGAATATCTGTATCTACTGGGAGTGTTAGTTTGATTTTTGCGTCCATGAGGTTTGCCGGGGCTGTCTGTGAAATTGTTACGCTCTGTGAACGCACTCCGAAATGGCAGCTCTGTGCCTCTATGTCCGGCTTTTCGGGATAGGAAAAGGAGGGCGACGCTGCAAGGCCGTAGCCGGGCGAGGTCTGTCCCTCCTGTGTGTGATATATGTCGCAAAGGTGGTCTAAAAGCATTTCTAAGCTCATGCCGCACCTCCTTAAAGCTTTCTCATGCGGAGCGTTACTCCATTCCTCGGCTCTGCCTTGACGTAATCATCAAGGAGTGCCGCAAGGTCTAACGCCTCTATGCTGATTTGGCTGGTTTCGGCGGTGTAGCTGTAATCGTCGAATGTTTCCGACTTGACCTCTTTCGCTGCGATTGCTGCGTTATGCCCGTATGCCTCCGCCAGTAGCAAAACTGCTGTTTTTACCGACGTAGGTATTTCCTCCTCGTCCTTAAACGAGTTGTGAGTGTATGTGATAACATACTGCTCCGCCCTCGCAATATCCACTGTGAGCCTTGCGTCGCTGCGCTTCTGAACTGCTGGTATCTCGGAGTAGTCTTTGACTTCTTGAGGTGTTACCCACGGCCTTGTTGCCATAAATACGCACCTCCCTCTTTATTACTGCTGCAATTCAACCATAGTAGGGCTGCCCTCGCCGTAGTCTACCTCGTTCTCATCCTCCTCCGGGCCGGGTACGACTTCAACTGCTGCGATAGCGTCTACATAGTCGGACTTTCTGTTAAATCCAACAGTGGAAATTCCCATATCGTTCGCAAGCTCCTTGAGCTGTGGTACGGTCATTTCTTCGAGCTGCGCCTTGTCGAGGTGTGCTGTCTGCTGCTCCTCGCCGCCCTCTGTGTTTCCGCCTGCCTCTCCTGCCGTTTCTTCAACAAGAGTAAAATACCCGGTTGCTACCGCTGCGTCTGCGGTAGCCTTGTCCTCTACGAACACGTCCGGGTTTTTCTTTGTAGCTTTCACTACGCCTGTGTAGGAAAGGGCTTTAGTCAGTTTCAAATGATACATAACTGCTGCCTCCTCTCTTACTTCAAGCCAGTAATGATTGCTGTTGCGTCAAGCTCCTCGATAATAGGGTCGTAATCAAGGTGGGTAACGTAGAAACGCTTATCCTGCATAATCGCTTCCTTGCCCTCAACAGTCTTGCGGATTTTAACACCGTAGGTATTAACCACAATAAGGTTTTTAGGGTCAGTAAGGATAATCTTGTCGTCAGAAAGAGACGGACACTCGATAGTCTGAATTTTTGCAGGTGCATTGTAAACAGTGTCCGGCACTGCTCCGCCTGCGTTTACAACCTTATTCAGCAAGAACAACTCCCACTCCTGCGCTCTACGAGGGGACATAAGCCAGCGGAGCTTTCCGTTGTTGTACTTGTTAGGGATTGCTGCCAACGCCTTGTAGAACATATCAAGGCTCATACCATCCTCTGTGGAAGCGTCGTACACATGGCCGCCGTTCACAATCTGCTTAATCCAGCCGTCGTTAATCTTGAGGAAATCGTAGTCGTCAGCGTCCTCCGCAGTAGCCTCGTCGCCGTTGAGGTACAAGTCCTCCATATCTACGCCAAGCTGGGTAGTCATAAGGTTGGTTACAATCTGCTCGAAATTCTGTCCCTCGATATTCTCACGCAGAGTTTCCTCGGTAATTTCCCAAGGCAAGCGTACCGCAGTAGTAGCGTACTCAATCTGAGAAGTCTTAACGTCAGCTCTGTAACCGTCGTCGTGGTTTTCGGTTTTCTTACGCACAATACGGCTGGCAATACCAATCTTGTCGATTTCGCCTGCCTTTGCGGTGCGCATTTCGTGACGGATAAGACCGCCAAGGTTAGTGGCCTCGAAAGTCTGCTGAATAAACTTTCTCGCCTGCTCCGGGTTAAGAAGCCCGGAGGTTAAAGTGCCAGTTTCAATGGCTGCTTTTCTGATAATGGAACTGTTAGTGTTCATTCTGTTTGTCCTCCTGTTCTTTTATTAGAGAATGCCGTGCAGGTAATGCTGCTCGCCTGCTGCTTTTTCTACGGTGCTGTTGTTGAGGTTGCTCGGAAGCCCTTTGGACTTGAGTACAGGCTCAACCGCTGCCGCTACTGCCTTGCTAATCATGTCCTGCACCTGTTCCGCGCTTACGCTTTCCTCCTGCTTTGGAGCAAGTGCTTTCTCGATAGCTGCCTCAACCATTTTCTGAACGGTTTCCGGGGTAATTTCTGCAGGGGCGGTATTTCCCTCGCCTGCTGCCTTTTCCACAGCTCCTGCGCCGTCCTGCGCTGCTGCGGAGGTGTTCTGCTGTGCGTCGCTGCCAAATGCCTTTGCAATAGCTGCGCTCACAATCTGCTCTACTTCCTGTTTAGTCACTTCTTTTTCCTCCTTTTCGGTTTTGCTGTCGTCCTCCGGGTCGGTGTCTGTCTTGTCGTCAAACTCCGCCACGAAAGCACCAAGGCTATCTAAAATGCCCTGCAGCGTTTCTTTGTTCTTGCTACTCATTTTCTTTCCAGCCTTTTCAACAGGTCTGTCCGTCTGAATAGCTTTGGTAATGCTCTCTTTGCCTGTGAGAATACTGCTGATAATCTCGCTGAACTCCTCAAGGCACTCTCGTACCTTGTCCTCGTTCGTTTCATATACCCACCTGCCAGTGATGTTGTCGTACTGGTATAAAACCTCCTCAAGGGAATTAAAAGCGTTCCAAAACAGAGTGCCTTTGCTTCTCTGCTCGTAAAGCTCCGCCATAGCTCCCTTTTCTACGACGTTAAAACCTAATGCCGCTCCCAACTGCTTTAACAGCCCCTTTTTGTTGCTGCCTGCGTCGGTGCTGGCCTGCTTGCTCACGTTATCCAAATCAACGTCCTCCTCACTGTAATTGCCGAGGCCGCCCATACTAAAGCCTGTGATTTCGCCTTTTTCAATGCCCTCCCACACGCTTTCGTCTGCTACCTCTACGGTCATAAGCCAAGTTCCTTTTTTGATTGCCTCGCCGTCGATTTCAAAATCCGCTTTCGCAATCCAAGTCTCAACGACGGTCGCTCCGTCCAGCGGCTCAAAACTGTGCTGCAGGTCAACCTTGTCCCCGTTCTTTGCAAACCAGTACGCCGCCTTTGTGATTTCTGCCTCCGTCATAAAATTGCCGTGGCTGTCCTCCTCCATAGGCTCGTACACAATCCCGGTTACATAATGGCTGTCTGCGTCTGCTTTAACAATTCTGCCGTATGTCGTGAATGTCGCTTTGCCGTCGTCCGCTTTCTTCAAGAGAAACTGTCGCTTGTTTGCCGCTTTGTCTACAAGTGAAACGAACTGAATTTTAGCGTCCGTGATTTCATACGCCTTGCTCATGCTCTTTCTCATGCCCTCACTCACCTCCTTTCGCTGGTGTCTGTAATATAAAAAGCAGCGTCACCGCTGCTCCTTACCAAGTATCATTTTCGTGGCCTCACGAAAAAGCTCTGAACGGCTCAAATTCGCCGTTATTTGTTCGGGTGGTATTTTTCCTCGTCCGCACCAAGAACGTCGCTCCTGCGATAAGAGAAGCAGCGAGACGACTATTCCTCGTCTATTCCTGCTTTCGCTTTGTTCTTTGCGTCCAGCTCTTTTTCCCACTCGTCGTCCATATTGTCGATTGCCTCCTGCTGCAGGCGTTGTCTTTCCTCAAGCGAAAGACCGAGTATTTCCTCGCTCACGACTGGCTGTGCTATGCAATGGCAGTTAATACTCTCCTCCGGCGGCAATGAGCTGTCACGAGGGTACATAGGGTAATATGTCCCTCCCTTTATGCCTTTCAACTCAAACGGCTCGTCAACTCTTACACGCTGCCCGTCCATGTCTACATGGTTTTTTCGAGGCTCGTTCCTGTATGAGCCAGTGTGTCGCCACATTTTCTCTGCAACCGCCGGGGACTGCATAAATGCCTCCTGCTGGGCGACGCTATGCGCCCTCAACACCTCCGTAAGTGCAGCTCTCCGGGCTTTGTAATGCTCGTCCCTTATGCCGCTCTCCATAATGTCACGGGTAAACGTCGCTATGCTGCTGCCATTCTGCAGCCCGGTTTCGAGTATCTTCTCGATTTCCTTGTGGCTGTTGAGCTGCATAATGTCCGCCAGCTCCTCGCTCCAACTCGCTACCCATGCCGTCGTGCGCTTCGATACCTGCGGTAGTTTGAGGTCTTTGTCCGTCGCCTTGATGTAATACTCAATAAACTCCGGCATAAAACTGTCAAGCCGCTCCGTGAATATGATTATCAGCTTTGCTCGCAGCTCGTCGTTCAGCATAACACCCGGCCAAATCTCTTTTGCAAAGGTGTCAAGGTCTACGGCTTTCTCTGCCTCCGATAGGAAATAGTCGGTTTCTGCGATTAGTGCCTCCGCAATTTCCTCCTCAAGGTCGTTTATTGCCTTTACGGTCTTTTTCGGCTCGCAGTAGCCCTCCTCCTCAAGCTCCTCTGTGAGGTCGTCGTCGGCTTTCGTCAAATATGCGTCAATGGCTTTTATGAGGGGTTTGCAATTTACACACATACTCATTCCCCCTTATCCATTTTTACCAACTGCCTTTTGACCTCTTTCATCACGGCAACAATAGCGTCGTCGTGTTCTCCGGCTGCTTTCTCAATCTGCTTTTGCAAGCTCATTGTAAGCTGTCCGAGGTCGAAGCCAAAACCTCCGCCGCCCTGCGTTTTGCTGTAAGCCAGCGGTATATCGCCCCATTCCTCCGGGTAAGCCTCTGCAACTTCTCCGTATGCCTCATAAATAATCTGCTTTGCCTTGTTCGGTGTGAGGCCTCCGGCGTTGTTTGCTACCGTAAGCAGCTTGTAAAGGTCGTCCGGATTACTAATGTCCGGCTCAAGGAAATAACATTCCACATACTTGAACTGGTATCCGTTCAAAAGTCGGTTGTTAATCGCCCATGCGAGGCTCTTTCTTTCCGGCTGGAATACCTGTTCCTCCGTTACCTCCTGTGCTGTCTGCGCCGTCGCTCTGTTGAAGTCGGTCGTATAACCAACATACAGGTCGGGTAACTGGAAAGAGGATTGCACTTTCCGACGATTGTTGTCGAGGTAGTCTTGGAAAAGCTCGTCTTTTTGCAATATGTTTGCAAGGTCTTTGACCTCAATTTCCGGCTTGTCGGACTGGTCGAAATCTACTCGCCCGTCGCTGCTCTCTGTTTCGAGAATGATAAATGCGTGTTGCCCGGCTGCGCCCTTAATGTCATTCATATACTGCTTCAGCTTCTCGAAACTCTCGTCCGTTAGCGTTCCCCCCTTAACCATAATCATCAGCGGCGTATGTCTGCCGTTCTCGAAATAGTTGTTGTTGAGGTTTTCCGCCTTGCGGCTGCCGTCAACTCCGAGTACCTGTCCTATCCAGCGCACCTCGCCGTATGGCTCTGTGCCTATGGCAAATTCCATAAGCTCGTTAGCGTGGTACTGCTCCTCAAGGGTTTCGCCCTCCGGCAAATACCTGCCGTTTCTGTTATCCATAACACGAGGGTCGCCAAACTCTTTGAAATAGACCGCCTTGCCGCCTATCTCCTGCTTGTACTTGCAGTAGCGTTTCTTTCTTTCAATCTGCTGCCCGTGGTGGTAGTAGACTGTCGAAATATACGGCTCAAGTGGCTTTGTTTTGGTTACGCTGGCTGTCTCTTTGATAAACTCAATCTGCACAACCTCGTCCGCCAAATTACGGATAACCTCAAGGTAAGCAATGCCGTATGTTTCCCTCGCTTCGATAATGTCCTCAAATACTTCTTTGGTGTCCTGCTCAATGGTAAGCAGCTCGATAATCTCCTCCGCCCTTTTGAACTCCGCCGCCATTTCCGGCGTTTCCTCTGCGTCCTCAATATATCTCACACCTATACCAAAGCCTGCGATATTGTTCTTGTAAGCTCTGATACACTGGGGTAGGATAGTGCTATTCTTAACCAAATTTCGCAAGCCTCGCATATCGTTCGGCGGTGTTATCCAGTCCCCGGCGTTAAATGCGTCCTGCTCCGTGACCTGTACCGACACGTCCGCTTTTTCAATCGGCCTTGCCTGCTCTTTGATTATGCGCACCTGCATACCCTTTTTTGATTTAGCCATTCTTTCTCACCCCTTTCTTTTTTGGTGGTTTTACTGGTAAGCAAAGTAGTAAAACACAGTCCGCCTCGTCCGGGGACGGCTGTCCTCGTTTCTTTACTGCGTCTTTGCTCTCTATCTTGATTTTGCTGGCCTCTGTTAGCCCGTACTTTCTGCCCGAAAGCTGCGCCACGAGGTCGTCGTCGTCCGGGAGTATCAGCTCCACGGGTTTTTTGTTGCCGTCGTCGTCATAAGGCTGCAATAGCTTCTTGACTATTGACATCATGTAGGTGGTGCTGTCGTGGTAATATTTATGCTTTATGCGTTCCCCGAACTTAACCGGGTAAACTTCAAGCCACCAAAAACGCTCCGGGTAGTTGCGTTTCAACTGCCTCAAGCGGTCTACTACGCCTCCGCCCACGCCGCCGTCGTCCACTTTTACCGGGATAGGAGTGTCGAGCTTGTACCTCTGTACCAACTGCTCTCCCAGCATAATAATGTCGTCCGCTGTTTTCATGGTGTCCTGCCCCTGCCGCTTCTTGTAAAATGTTACCTTTTCGTCGGTCTTGTACCCGATTATCGTTTTGTCGTCGCCGAAACGAGCAACGTCGCAACCGATATGCACCAAATCCGGGGTTTTTCGGGGAGAAAACTCCGTCATAATGGAATTTTCTACGAGAGAAAGCGGTATAAATATGTCGTCCTCCTGTAATGGGAACTCTCCGGCGACACGCACTCTGAATACGTCGCTGTCCTCTCCGTACATATTGATGATTGTCTGAACAAAATCCTGTGATACCCTGCTGCTCTTGCGTCCGTCAATGTGAAACGTCGCATAGCTGGCTCTGTTCTTGTTGTGGCTCTCGTAAAAAAAGCCCGACAACTGCGTCGGGTTTCCGCACATCAAAAGCCTTGCGCCCGGTGTTGAAAGTGCGCCGAGTACAGGCTCAAATATACTGTCGTCTACACCGCTGGCCTCGTCGATAATATACAGAACGTCGTCCGCATGGAAGCCCTGCAGTGCGTCCGGCTTGCTGGCTGTTCGTGCAACCGCAAACCACTCCTCCGGGTAGCCTCTCATGTAGACCTTTTCTTTTGTCCACACAAGCTCGTTTGCAAGGGCTTTGTTATTTCTCAACCACTTGCTCACTTCCGCCCAAAGAATATCGAATAACTGGTGCTGCGTCGGTGCTGTGCATGGTATCTTTGGGAATGGCCTCGTAACCATAAACCAAATAACTACCCACGCCTCAACCGTGCTTTTGCCTACGCCGTGTCCGCTTCGTACACTCGTAAGCTGATTTTTTGCAACGCTGCGCAATATCTTTGCCTGCTCCGGGTCGGGCTTTGCCCCGATAATATCCTCTACGAACTCTACCGGGTGGTCTGCGTAATACAAAATCGCTTCACTATCAAGCATTGCCCTCCTCCTTTCGCTTTTGATATGCCGCTATAACTGCGTCCGCAAGCGAGGTAGGAGCTTCGCTGCTGCCCTTGCTGCTCTCCTCCTCAAGCGTTCTGTTAAGGCGTTCGAGGTCGGTTGCCATTTTGATATACTCCTTAATGTCTTTCGGGGTCATATCTTCGACTTCCAAGCTGTTGAGTGCTTCAAGGGCTTTCTTTTGGAGCTGCATTGCTATTCCTATATGGCGTTCGGTCATGGCCTTGCGGTCTTTTACCGCCTTTGCCCGTGCCTCTTTTTCGAGGTCGTTGTCATAGGCTCGCACTCGCTCTTTCCAGTCCCAGCGGTCTTTCCAGCGGCGAATTAAAGTATCACTTTTTTGCAACTTTTCCGCAACCGCCACTGTAGTGCGCTTTGCTCCCAAATCCCGGTAGGCTGCAAACGCTTCATACGCCTTTTCGCTCTCGCCCTTTTGACGTTCCCACGGCTTGTCAGTCCATTTTGGCATTGTCCTCCTCTCCTTTGCATTTTGTCAGCCGTCCGGGGTTATTCCTCAAGTCCAAACAGCTTTTTATAATAATCAGTCTTACCTCCCAGCTCCTCTTGCATGAGGCCGTAGAAAGACTGGTTATTTATCTTTTTGTTGATACCTGCAACTTGGTTGAGGCTTTGGAAGCAGCCGCCCGTGCCTATCTGTTTCATATTCTCCGTAGGCTCCGGGTTTTTGCCGTTCAACAGCATACAAAGGTTGTAATCATTGCCCTTAAATCCCTCAAGCCCGTCGATACCGCAGCAACACATATCGTCGCCCAGCGAGCGCAGTCTGTTCTCTCCGGCGTAAAACTTTATGCCGTGTCTGTGGCACTCCGCCTTAATCGCTTCAAAGTGTGGGCGTAAAACTCCGAGCGGATAACAATTATCGCCGCCGATTTTTACCATTCCCTTTTTGGCCTTGTAGAATTTCATTCCCTCTACAACCACTCCGTACACGCCTGCTGCTGCCAGTCTCGGAATATTCTTCATAACGTCGTGAAAAACCTCCGGCATATATGGCTGTATTCTCACGACTACTCTCTGCACCCTCTTTGCCACTGTTTCGACGATTTTCAATCGCTCCTCGTATGGTGGCGTTCCCGGCTCTAACTGGTCGTACTTGCTGCACACCATTGAAATCTGCACCACGCAATTACATTTCGCCAATAAGTCGAGGTATTCCGGGTCTGCTACGAGCTTGCCCTTTGTGCTTACCACAAATGGGTATCGGGTTTCTGCCAGCAACTTCAAACATTCGTAGCTGGCTCTGATATTTTTCTCAATCGGCTGGAATGGGTCGCTCATGCCTCCCCAGTGAATAGGGATATTCCAGTCGCACCACGCCGTTTCTCTGCCTCTCTTTCCCTCAACAAAAGAGCGTAAGGCTTCTACGGTTTCGTCTCTCTGTATCTTTGCTATATTCTGTTTCTTTTGTGCAAAACAGTATTTACACCCGTGGCTGCACCCCTTGTAGGTGTCAAAGCGTACCGGGAGGTTGCACAAAATAACCTGCGTTCCGCATTTACAGCCCATGCTAAATTTCCCCCTTTGCTTTCTGAATAATCAACTGCACGAGGGCTTCCTTGCCGAAGTCTTTTACATAGGCTTTCAAGTCCTCTTTGTCCGCCTTGTCGAATGTAAGGCTCACATTAAACAGCTCCTCGATTGACTTCAACTCCTCCTCTACGGTGTCGCCGTCGATAAGGCTGTCAAGGTCGTTCGTGAGGCTGTCAATTTCCTGCTGGGTAAATCCTGTTAGGGTTGCGTCCTCTCCCAATTCCAAAAGCAGCTCCGCCAGTTTCTCGTCGTCCCAGCCGCCCTCGATTTTGTTGAGTGCGATATTTAGCTGCTTCTCTTTGGTGTCGTCAAGGTCTACTACCGATACGTCCACCTCTGTCTCTCCCTCGTTTTCGAGTACCGTCAATCGCTGGTGGCCGCCGACTACCTTGTTTGTCCTCTTGTTCCAAACTACCGGGATAAGCATTCCGTAGGTTTTAATGCTCCGGCGCAAATTCTCATATTCTGCGTCGCCCGGTATCAACTCTATACGAGGGTTGTACGCAGCTCTGTCCATTTCGCTGATTTTCTTTCTCTCAATCTGCATTACGCTCCCTCCTTTACTTTGTTGATAATTGCCGTTGCCAGCTCTATTTTTGCATTTTCTGTATTCTGCAGGTATGCTTCTACGGTTTCCCTCGCTCCTGCCGGGAGGCTGAACGTCATTACGAATGTTTCTCTTTCTTTTTCCGAAGCATAGCCCGAAAAATCCTCCTCCATAAGGTCTTTAATGTGGTCGTACTGCATGAGTAGGCTTTGCAGCTCCCAGTCCTCGAAGCCTGTCAGCTCCATTTCTCCTGCCTCGTCCAGTTCCTGTAAAAGGTCTGCCAGTTTTCCAATATCCCAGCGTCCCTTTACCTTGTTCAGCAACACATTGAGTATCTTCTCGTCCTTATCGTCGAGGTCAACAACTACGCACTCAATATCTTCCTGCCCCTTTTCGAGCAATACCTTGAGGCGTTGGTGGCCGCCTACAACATTTCCCGTGCGCTCATTCCAAATAATCGGCTCTACATATCCAAATTCTTCAATGGACTGGCGCAGTTTCTTGTACTCTGCGTCCTCCGGCTGCAAATCCTTTCTCGGATTGTACTCTGCTGCTTTCAGCTCTGTTGCCTTTAGCGTCTTGATATTCACACCTTTCCCTCCTTTCTGTCCCGTTTCGGGTCATTTATCCACATAAAAATACACCGCCTGTGGAAAACTCCCTCAAGCGGTGCTTTTTTATTCCTGCAATTTTACACCATACATTCTACCACGCTCCATAGTGCCTTGTAAATGCCCGAAAAATGCCCCGGCTGGTGTCATTCGGTTTCAATGCCTCCAATTCCAAACAAAAGCGTCGTTAAATCCGCAACACATACGTCAATATCCTTGTAAACAGTGCGTTTGTCGATATGTTCTTTTTCTGCTACCGCTCCGGCGTTCGTCGGTTTCTCTGCTATGTAAATCGCCTCCAACACTCGCCAGTGCCTTGCGTCGTCCTGCCTGTTCGACGTTTTGCACATAATCTTGTAAATATCGAGCATTTTGTTGACGTGTGCCATTATGATTTTTGTCCTCACGCAGCTCTGTCTAATACTCTCTACATACAATCCCTCGTCGCTTATGCTGCTCATTGCTTGCATAATGTCTGCAAAATCCTCGTCCGCTTCTCCTGCTGCCGTTGTGGTATATACGGCGTTTTTGTAATGCTCGTTTAAGGTGCGGTAATGGCGTAACAGCAACTTTGTATTGTGAAATCTTCTGTCATGCTCCTGCTTTCTGATTTTCTTTCGCTCTCGCTCGACTGCTTTCACGGCTGCTGCTGCGCCTACCTCTGCTCCGGCTGCTGCCCCAATGGTTACACCGAGGTTTATCGCCGCCTGTAATTTTTCGTCAATCCCCCTCATGCTGGCCTCAACTGCTGCTGCGACTGCTGCCTCGATTAGCATTTGGGTTTCGTCTTTATTCTTGTCATTGCCTTTCATAGAGATAGCTCCCTCCTTAATCGTGATTAGGGAGTTACCTCCCTTTGGCCTTTCGACCGGCCCGTTTCCGGGCTTATAAAAATCTTAGTACGCCGCCTATGTATTTGACCTCGTACTCTTTCACGTCCTCCGGCGTGATATACTTCCTGCCGTAGTGTGTTTTCATATTCCGAAAAACCTCCCACGGTATCTTGAAATAGTGTTCAAAGTGAAACGACACCATTACGAAACATTCCGCTCCGAGCTTCGAGTGTCTATCGAGTTGTTTTTCCTGCTCACTCGATATAACACTCTGCTGCAGGCGGTCGCTGTCGGTGTGCTTTGCTTCAAATACGATTGCTCTGCCTCCGGCCAGCGTTCCTTTGTAGTCCGGCTGTGCCATTTTCTCATAGTGCGCTACGAATTTGCCCTGTCCCAGCGATTTAATCGGGCGCATAGGCTCCGGGGTCTTTGTTATCTCCGCCTTGCCCTCAAGTCTGTAATGCTGGCAAGCTGCTTCGAGCATATTCTCCCAAAATTCCCCGGCGGCCTTGCTGCGTCTGCCGTTCATTACCGCCCGGTAGTGCTGTGCCTCATTCATCAAATCAGCCCCATTTCTTTTGCAAATTCCGTAATTTTATATACGGTCGCTCCCTTAATGCCCTTGCATTTGCCGTCTGACAGCGCATTTAAGAGCTTTTCAATCGCAGGGGTATTCTCGTTCGCCTCTGCCTCCTCCGTAGCAGCCTGCGCCTCCGCGGACGTTCTGACGGTGGTTTCCTCGTCCGCTGCTCTGTGAAATTCTGCTACGAGCTGTCTGTCCGTCATTTTACGCAGTCTTACTGCCTCCTCATGGATTGCCAGCTCCTCCGCTGTATATCTGCACTTTCTTTTCTTAGCCATTGTGCTGTTCTCCTCTCTCAAAATAGAATGTGACAGGTGTGTCGTTTTCTGTTATGCGCCCGTGCCTCAATGCGAGCTTGTAAATATAAACTCTTTCTTTCAGCCGCCCGGTCAGTAGTCCTATTTGTTTTCTAAACTCCTCAAGGGTCAGTGTGTGTTTATAGTAATTGCATATCCGACAAGCTGGCATATAATTTTCCTCACTATCAACTCCTCCTCTTGCGAGCGGCTTCATGTGTTCTACCTGCATTTCCTTGTAGGTAATCGGCTGACCGCAGTATGCGCACCTACCTCCAAACTTCTCATACACTCGCTGTCGTTCTTTCTTTGGTATTTTCCTGCGCTCCATACTGCCTCCTTACGCAAATGGCCCTTGCGGCTTGCTGTCTGCAAATTCAATTCTATCTGCATATACCTCTGTTACCTTGTGGCTCTTTCCGTCCTGTCCGTCGTAATTACGGGTGCGAATTTCTCCTCTTACAACAATCCTGCTGCCCTTGTGCAGATATTTGTCTGCAAATTCCGCCGTTTCTCTCCACGCCACGATAGTAGGAAAGTCTGTGTTATCGTCTCTGCTGGCTCTGTCTACTGCCAAGTTGAACGAGGTGCAGGGTGTTCCCTGCTGGGTGTATCGCAGCTCAATATCCGCTGTCAATCTGCCTGTTAATATTACTACGTTCATTCCTCTGCCTCCCTGCTGTAATATTTGTCGAGCCACGCCTGCTCTCTTTCAATGCGGTCGTTGGTAATTTCCCACGGAAAATCCCGGAACATATTTTCCTCTCCGACAATAGGCACGAGGCTGTCTTTCATAAACAGTGCAATATTGCTCTCAAGGCAGGTCTTTGTAATTGCTTCTATCCACTTCTTTTCCGGGACTACTTTGCCTTTTCTCTTGCCCGTCTCTGCTCCTACGATTACCCACTGTGCAAATGTGTCGCACATTCCTCCTATTTCTCCGCTGTAATCTCGCAGTATCGGCTCTATGCTAACAAACGTGTGCCAAGCTCCTCCATAAAAGAAATGTTCGTCCGGCGTTGTGGCCGTTGTGCCGTACCACATATTATCCTTTGCCGGGAGTTTTCCTGCCATTGCAAGGTCTATATATCTCTGCGGATTTTTTGTTAGGAATATATACCTGTGCTGCGGTGCTTTTTCGCAAGCTGCAAACACCTCCTCTATCCAACTATCCGGCACCCACGAGTCGAAAAGGTCTGCCATACTGCATACAAAAATCGTGCGCCCCTGCTTCTTTTCGTATTCGTCGAGGCGGTAACGGTGTAATGTCGGGTGAAATCCGTAAGGGTATGGAGCTACTTTTCCACTCTCTCCGATTAGTGGTTTGTCGAGTTCTCGGCATATTCTGCCGTTATGTGCATTTTCGTAGCTTATTTCCTCTGTTGTCTTACCTGTAAAATGTGCATCCGGCGCATACGCTCCTCCGAAACGTCTTGCTATCCCTCTTGCATAACAATACGGGCATTCGTGGTAGCAGCCCGTAACTGGGTTCCATGTGCTATCACACCACTCTATCTTTGTTTTATCCATTCTCCTGCTCCTCCTCTTTTGCCAGTCCTTTTAACAGTTTCACATACCAAGTGTTGTTTATATCCTCGTCGGTTATGTCCGAAACGTCCTCGCCCGGCTTTATCTTGCTCCACCAGCTCTCACAGCCAAAAACAATTTTCTTTTGCTTCGGCAACAGTATGCAAGGGTTGGTAATTGTGGAAATTTTGAGCTTTCCGTCCTCCTCGCTGAATGAGGCTCGTGTTTTCCACGGGAACTCTCCGAGTAATATTCCGAAATATGTCTTGTTGTCCTCGCATAATCTCACTTTGACTGGCTCAAAACTAATTCCCCACGCCTCCGGGTCTGTTATCTCAAGCTCCTGTATCGTCAATGGGTATTCGATATACCTGCATTTGTAATGGTCGCACTTGTCGCAGTCCTCGACGTTAATCTCCTGCCGCTGCTCCCATTGTTCTCCCAGTGTCTTTGCGTTCGGTGCGCAGTAATGTTTCCCAATCTCTGTAAAGCCTCCCGGCACATAATATCTGCATTTCCTGTGTCGTGGTAATTCCTCTATGCTTTCTTTTCCCATGCCAGCCTCCTATCTGTACTCTTTCCCGGTTGCCTTATCCTTTAGGGTAATTCTCCCTACAACTTCAAATCCAGCCAGTTCCGCTGTCTGCTTCATAATCGGGATAAGGTCGCTTATGACCGCAAGGCGTTCCGCCTCTTTCTGTCTCTCTGCTTTTCGCATATTGCTCCATGCAGCTCCCGGCGTAGGGTCGTTGTAGCCCTCGCTATTCTTTCCCATGTTCATTGTTGCCCCTCCTTATGTTGCTGGCTGTAATACCTCCTGCGCTGCGTCTGCTCCGGCTGTTTTTGCTGCTGCCTCTGCTTTTTGGTGGTTTAGACGCTTTTCCAGCCTGTCTACTTTGTCGTTAATATCCTGCTGTACAATCTCCCTGCCGCCGTAAATCATAATAAGCTGGGTAAGCATAATAATAACGTCTGCAATCTCCTCAAGGATATTCTGACGGGTTTTCTCATAGTCCCACGCCTCCGGCGAGCGTTCTGCTCGTCTGTGTTTGAGCAATGCTTTTGTCAGCTCGCTCATTTCCTCGATTGCCATGTCGATTTGCGCCTCTTTCTTATAAACCGATACCGCAATCTGCAGCACCTCCGGGCGCATTGTTGTTGGTAGCCCGTATGTCTCATGCTTCTTTAATCACTCTCTCACGTCTGCCATGCCCCAAAGTGTCATATAAAGCAATCCGAAAATACCCTCAAGGTCGTCCGTTCCATACTGCAGGTTATCATGCAAAATCTCGTCCAGCGTGTCGTTATCCATTTCCGCTGCGTCTGCCGGGCTTGCGTGTTTGCCGCAAATCTCCCTCATAAGGTTTCTGACCGATATTTCTCTATCGAAATCCCTGTACCACGCCTCTCCGTCTTTTACAAATACATGATTGTGCGCCAGCTCGAACATTCCCATGTCGCTGGTGTCCTCGCAAATTTTTCTAAATACCATGTCTGCCTCCTTAATCTGCAATAGTGACGTATGTGTTTCTCCTGCTGTTCAGCTCCATATCTACCGGGCTGCCGCAATTCAAACAGTTGTAGTCAAATGTTTCGTCGGTTACGTTGGTCTTGTATTTATACTGGCCTCCGCACTTGCATTTCAAATACGCTGGCTTGAGGTCGTGTAATGCGGTCTTTTCTCCACATTCGAAAGCAAACTCCGTAATAGGGGTCTTTGCGCAAAATCCCTTGAGTTTTCCGCAGTGCTGGCATTTGATAAGCAAAAATCCTCTGTATTCCTCCGGCTCTGCCTGCGGCTTTTCCGTCTTTGCTTCCTGTGAGCCTCTGAAATCCCCGAAAAGGCTGTCTACCCTGCGGTGTGGCTTATTCTCTGCCTGTCGTGCTTTTGGCTGTTCCTGCGGTACGACAGGGGTATTCTGCGGTACTTTCTCCAGCTCTCTTTCCTGCGGCTGCGCTGCGTACTGGAATGCTTGTTGTATAAGGGCTGTAATTTTGTCGCCCGGCATATCGAAATTCATATCCCCGTAGGGTGTTTTCATAATGAGTTGCATTCTGTTTTCCTCCTGTTTCTGATATATTCCGAGGCTGGTCGTCAACGCTGCGTCTATCTGCCGCAATTCCGTTGATGTTACCCTGCCTATGTATCTCTCTAATCTGCTTTTGCATACCGTAAACACTTGCTCGCACAATGCTATTGACGGTCTGCTGGCCGCGCTTATGTAAACGTGTGTAGGTAACAAGTTTTTTCGCTGGGTTGTGAGGTAAACAACCTCAACTACCGGCCCGTGTCTGTTCCCGGTGTCGTTACTGACAACTATTGCCGGGCGGTCTGCTCCCTGTTCGCTCCCTACGGTTTGTGTTTTCTTGACGTAATATATTTCGCCTCTGCGTACTTTTATGGTTGCCTCCTCCTTTCCGCCTTTTTCACCCAGCGTTGTTTCATTTCATGTGGATATTGGTCTTTGTCCTTTGGTGCGCTCCTGCCATTCCACTCAAGTCCTCCGGCAATACCCTCGTTCGTATATCCTGCCGCTTTGAGACTTGTTCCCGGCTCACTTTGCAAAATGTATGTAATAACTTTTGTGTAGCCCATAGCGATTGCTGCCCTAAAAGCTGCGCCGTACAATATGCTGCAGGCGTTTGCTGTCCCGTCCGTGCATAACCGATTTACTTCCAGTGTTTTGCCGTCGTCCAATCTCCGGCTCACTGGCCTGCCGCAAATTGCCACTCCTACCAAAACTCCCTCCGACTTAACTCCTATCGAGAATTTATGACCTCTTGAGGGTTTGTGGTGTCGGTGGTATTGTTGAACGAACGCATTTGCCTCTCGTAATGTTATAGGTGTTAATTCAAGCATTTGCTCGCTCCTCTCCCTACTGGGCGGCTATCGCCGCCCATACAGTTTTTCAGTAACCAGTTATCAGTTTTTCTTGAAATAAGCGGAGCGGAAGCCAATGCCCGTGCCCACATACGAGCGAGGGGTGAGCAAGCGCGTATAGAACACCCCGGCACCCGCACCGCCGCGCCAGCCGCCACCACGAATCGGGAAAAATTCTCCGTCAGTACTGTCCACATAGAAATATGCCTCCGGCTCGCCGTTAAACAACGCAAGCTCTTTTAATGCTTCTGACTGGCATTCCATTTTCACGTCCTGCCATTCGCAACCGTCATAGTCGTGCGCTGCGTCCTCGTCTGTTGTAATAGCAATACTATCGTCGCATACTGAAATTCTGACCGTTTTCCCGTTGTCGTCTTTTACTGACACCCAGTTATCTCCTGCCTCTGTGAGGTCAATATCGAGTGCTGCGTCGTTGTTTTCTGCAATTTCCAAAATGCCATTTCTGATACGAAGCCCTCTAATCATTTCCCACACATTCCCACAAAGGTCGTGAATACCCTCCGGCGTGTGGTTGTGTGTCCATGTTGCCGGGCCGCTGCCTGTGAGTGTCTTGTACCCGTCGTAGGTCTTGCCCTGCTCCTCTGTATTTGCGTGATACTTTCCGCTGTTGGTGTTTCCGTGAGGGAGTGTACCGTTCTTGAGGCTGGTGTCCGCAATCAATCCCCACTCCGGCGCAGTAACCAAGTGCCAGCCCTCTCCCTTGCTGAAACACGCCTCCGCTGCTGCGTCGTTCGTGATGTTCGTCCACGGCTTCATGTAAGGCAAGCTGTAAGGCTTTCCGTTGATTTCGCAATTCGGATATACAGAAATAAAAATCTCGTCATACTCTACGCCGCCGATAATGAATGCCGGGTGCGTCTTGTCACTGCCTCCGAACAACTCCGCATTTGTGGTCTTTTTGAAACGGTACATAAACGAGGGAATACCTGCGTTGTCGTAAATCGCAACTACCGCCGCCTCTACTGCCGGGTTGCTGGTCTGAATTTCTGCAACCTTTACAACCTTTTCCGGCTGCTCTGCAGGTGCTTCTCCTCCTGCAAGTCCGATAAAAGCATTTGTTACCGCCTGTACTGCTGCGTCGCTTCCCTCCGCCTCAAATTTCATTGTTTTGGAAACTGCGTCGAGATTGTCTGCCGTCTCAATTTTTACCTTTAATTCGCTCATTTGCTCGTCCTCCTACGCTTTTATGTTAAGTTCTGCAATTCTCTCTTTCGCCAGTTCTGCGTATTCCGGGTTTAATTCAATCCCGATATACTCCCTGCCGTTCTTTGCCGCTACCACTGCTGTTGTGCCGCTCCCTAAAAACGGGTCAAGCACTACGCCGCCTTTTCTGCACCCTGACAATATGCAAGGCTCTATCAATTTTTCCGGGAATGTTGCAAAATGTGCTTTGCTGTACCCCTGCGTCGCTACACTCCACGCGTCCCGTCTGTTGCGAAGCCCGGTTAAATTTTCCTCATTGCCTCTGCTTGTTCTCTCTACGCTGGCCGAGTTGTCAAAGGCTCTGCCGTTCGTATAAGCTCCGCCACCTCTGAATGTTTTTGCATTTCCTTTTCTCCTCCGGGCGTTCGGTTTCGCCGCCCCTCTGCTGCCTGCAGGCAGCCTGTTGTCAAATCCCACCGCAGGCTCTTTTATTGCCTCGTAATCGAAATAGTATTTTGGCTGCTTCGAGAAAAGGAAAATATACTCGTGGCTCTTTGTGCAGCGGTCTTTTACACTCTCCGGCATTGTGTTTGGCTTGTACCATACAATGTCCTGTCTCAAATACCAGCCGTCCTCCTGCAACGCCAGTGC